CATGCCCGTTAACCGCGTAGATCAGGGCATCTACCATATCATCATGCCCCCTGTTTCCACCGTCAAACGTAAGTAGCTGTTCTGTAAACTCTGCGGGTAAATTATGCACGTGACGAATGAACCCGTGCTCGTATTTACCGGCGATCGGCAAGAACCGCGTTAGCTTATCGCGGCCTTTTGGATTGACGCCGGAAACGGTCAACATAGTTTCGGCCCTAAGTTGTTGCACCATTGCGTCCTGATAAGCTACGTTCTCAACGCAAACCTTAATCGCGTTCCACCGTTCGGCCGTTTCTACAATCTTGCGCTTTGTTTCATTGAATGACCATTTACCAAAAACAACATCGACTACCCACAAGGTTTTTTCGTTTTTGCCGACGACCACAATAGCCCGGTCGTCAGCGTCGTTTTTCATACTAATAGCCAAGTCAACGCCGACCACGTATTGCGTCCCGTCCGGCGGCATTGCAGACAGTTGTAGCCAGTCTTTCCGCATGACGCGCCCAATGGCGTCAACAAATTCGCCCTCCAATTCCTGCCTCGCTACGTCGGACGCGTAGGATTCGTAAAGCGATTCGACGTACTCAGTTGGTAGGTAGATGTTGTCTTTGGTCCGGGCCGTTATGACGTCGTAGCCAAACGTCCGCGATCTGTATTTGCGGTCGATGCGATCGCGTACCCACCCGCGCCCGGAAAGCCCGTTGGCGCTCGTCGTTATCCATGCCTTTTGATACGGCGGCCGGCGGATACGGCCTAACATTACGTCCCATGCTTCGGCGGCCATGTAATCCGCTTCGTCCATGTAAAACCAATTTAGGTTAGGTCCCCGCATCCGGTCCGGTTGATCGGCCGATCTCCAGAAGATGACCGAACCGTTTTTTAGCAACGTCGTGTTTTCTTGTTTGTTATGCTCACGTACCCACCCGCGGTAGAGTTCAAAGAACGTCCGTTGCGTTGCGTCCCTAAGCATCGGATAGGTCGGAGCCAGCACCGTACCGTACGACAACGCCGGTTGGCGGACGATCTCCACAACGCCCGCCAACGTCTTGCCGGAACCGATACCGCCAACAAACGCCCTAATCCGCCGGTCCGATTTCCAAAACTTCTGTTGGGCCGGTAAGGGGTGCGGTATTGTTGTTGTCCTTACTGCCAATTATCACCTCAAACGTATCAAAGTTGGTGTCGTTCGTCATGCGGTCGGTTTGGTCCAACTCTTGTTTGCCCAACCAAATGAGCATTGTCTTATCGCCCTTCATTGCGGATTTCCATTGGAGATTTCGCAGTTCGGCCCGGCGTTCGGCCCGTGCCAAATCCAAAGTTTCCTGCAATCGGCGGTTTAACGTGTCAACCGAACATCCTACGATCCGGGCAATGTCGGTATCGGGATTGCCTGCAAAAGCCAGCTCATAGACCTTGTTTTGGTCAATCTCGATATATGGTCCTCGTGGCTTACCAACTGTTTTTGGCGCATCTTCCGCATTTCGCGTATTCATTCGTTCCCCACAATACCCCTTTTTGCCGTCTCCCGTGCCCGTGGTTGCGTTTTTACGGGTTCCGGCGTGTCTTTCCCTGACTTCGGCTCAAAAAGCGCCTCTAGTGCAATTATACGGCCTTCGTCGATATTGATGTTTGCGTAAAACGGCAATAGGTCAATGTAGCGCCGAAAATGCGCGTCGGTTTGGTATGCGTTTTCGCAGTTCTCAATTCCGTGTCGTATGGTGGTCCGGTGATGATCAAAGTACCCGGATAGCACTTGATAGGGCAATCCCCACCGGTTGCGGAGCAAAAACCACGTGATCTGCTGTGCAAACAACAAATCGTGATCCCGTACCGAACGTTCGCGCATAGTGGCGCGGTCGATTCGGTGAACATCTGCCATTGCGTCGATTAGTTCGTCGATCCGTGTCGATAGCGTCATCCGGTCGGACGGTGCTATCCGAAACTCCAACCGTTTCGGGTGGGTATGAACACGAACCCGTCCGGCCATTGCTTGCGATGAATACACGTACTCCGTTAGCTTATCGGCCGGTTGGACCGAATCGGCGTACGCGTTTGTTTTGCGTCCGGGCTTTTTAGGCATTGGCTCCCCGCTCGGATTCGGCCCGTAATTGGGCGGCGCGCTCGTTGCGTGTTGCCAGATGATGCGCGTGTTCGGCCGGGCTATTGCGCCAATCGTCAATCCACGGCGTATGCAACTTCCAACCCCATTTCGGTTCGTAAACCGTAATGATCTCCAAAGCCCACCATTTGCGCGAGGCGGCGTCCAAAATCTCGCGCGGGTCTGATTGCGGTTCGGTGGCAATCTTCGGCGTATGGCGCGCGTGAGCGGCCTCGTATGCCTTCCGGAATTGCTCTTCGGTTGGCGTAAAGTCCGATAACTGCAAAATCGGGTCTTTGCCGCGGTACGTCCAATCCCCGTATTTCAACCACATTTCTGCGCGTTCGGCTTGGTCCGGGTCATAGTCCATCGAGGTCAGTTCGACGAAAAGGTAACTCAAGACGTGTTCCGGGATTTTCATTTGCCGGCCCAATTCCAAATGAGCGGCCATTGCTTTGAGCCAATTCCACCGCTGTTGTTCGTTCACCTCCGCCCGGTCGCTCCAATTCGAAGAGGCGGCGGATACTATCCGGGCTTCCTGCCTCCAAATGTCGATGGCCCGTTGTTGCTTTGCCATTTGCTAGTGTCCTTTGGTTCGTTTTGTTACGGCGTACCCAATTCCGGGCCGCCGATTGCCAATTTTTCATTGGCGCTTTGCCTGCAACCTTCCACCCGTTGGATTCGAAGTGATCCCAAAACGTAGCGGCATCCTCCGGAGTACTTCCCAATTCGGCAAAGTACGCCGTTGTTTCGTCTTGGGAGCGCGGGCGCGAACGCGAGTTCGTGCCCTCTTCTACGTTATTGTTTCTTTCTTCTTTCTTCTTTCTTCTTTCTTCTTTCTTATGATGTTGCCCCAAGTGTGCCCAAACTGTGCCCAAACTGTGCCCCTCTTCGTATTGGGGCGGTTGTATCTCGTTGCAACTCAATAACTTAAGGTGTGTCGCTGCTGTGCCCCTTTTTACTTGTATGATGTCGGCAGAAAAACAATGATTAAGGAAGTTTCGGACGCTCTTTTCAGTCGTATTTGACCGCTCCGCAAGTGCCCGAATAGACGTCACCATCTCGCCGGTCCCGACGGTTATCAGTTGTCCCCCCACCACCATAGTCGAGGGTCGGTAATTGACGCCCCAAACGATCGCCATATAAATAGCAACGTATTCGGGCTTGCGGGCTATCCAAGTGTACTGAATTGACCTATCCACCTTTACCCACCCTTCGGTCATAAATCCTCGTCAAACAACGTCGGTTCGGTTACAATCTCTTCGCCGATGCTTTGGAGATTCAATACGGCCTGCCGATAATACGACGATTTCAGTTCGGCCCCTATCGCGCGCCGACCGTTCAAAACAGCGCCGTAAACCTCAGAACCAACGCCCATAAATGGCGTAAATACCGTCTCGCCCTTGTTACTGCGGAGTGTTACCACCCGTTCAATAACGTCCAATTGCAACGGGTGTACGTGTTTTTCGTCATCCGGGTCCCGGCTGTCTCGAAACGGTAAAACGCGGTCCATCCTTATATCGTCCCAAATCGACGAAGCATAGCGGCGCCAAATGTTATGACTGTACTTGTTTTCTGTCTGCTTACCCTTCCAACCTTTGTAGGATAGGCAGTCGTCCGGTAAAGGTGCTTCACCCGCGTAAAATTCTAACCCTGTCGGATTAGCTACCGGTATTGGATTGTCTCCAGATTTACGAAAGATCAGCATATAATCAGCGCAGGCAACGCCGGCGTTGGTTGCATCGTCAACAATCGTCTTGTGTGCAAGGTTTTTAGTCATTGTCCTATTTCGTACCCATAGCGGCTCTTTCCAAATCGTATGACGCGCGATAAAATGCCAACCGCTCGCCTCGTGGCAACGTATGATTTCGCCCGGAAGATCATACAACGCATCGCGTCCGCTATTGCCTAGTGGTATGTCCGTGCAATGGACGGCCGTAATGCGTCCCGACATTGTGATACGGTGCAATTCTTTGACAACGAATCCGTAATGGTCAAAGAATTGGTTGTAGTCTGCACAATTCGAAATATCGCGTTCATCTGAAGAGTAGTGATATAGTCCAGCGAACGGCGGCGAATAGACGGAGAGATGAATAGATGCGTTTGGTAGGTCCCGCATGACCTCGACGCAATCGCCATTGTAAAGCGCGTAACGGTCCGTAATGTTTTGATCGATTATAGCCATGTCGGTATGTCCAGTTGGTTTGTGTGGTTGTTTACTTTGGTCACTCCGAGCGCGTTATTCATCTCTGAAACTAACGCTCCAAACATTGCGTCGGCGGCCTTTGCTTTGCGTTGTAGGTTCTTCATAACGCGCACTTGCCCTTCAGTATAGACAAGATCGACATCGACGGCGTTACGCTGTCCATAGCGCCAACATCTACGGATAGCTTGATAGTATTGCTCGTAGCTATGCGAAGGGAAAAACCCTATATGCGAGCAATGTTGGAAGTTCAAACCGAGCGCGCCGATTTTTGGTTTGGTTACTAACACGCGTATTTGACCGTCAATAAACGCAGTAAACTTTTCTACCTTCGCGTCATCTGAATCATTGCCCGATACCTCGACCGCATCGGGCACTAGCTCCCGTAATTTGCGCGCTTCGTCGTTTAGGTCGCACCATAGCAAAGCCGGCGCGCCTGTATTGTTAACCCGATTAGCTAAAAACTCGCAACGCTCATTTACAGTCCGTTTGCGCTCTTCGCGTTGCTCATCTAAGTGAACGGCCGCCAAATTGAATAGCGCTCCGTCCGGTGCCGATTGCGCTTCTATCAAGTGGTCATGTTCGCGCAATTCAGGCAAAACAAAATTGCCGTCGTCGTATCCCAAATCGGACGGCATTCGTACCGCGCGCGCCCATGATGTAACCCATCTCCAGAAAGGCCGCTCGGCGTGTCCTTTGAATCTCCACTTCGGGGCCTCGCCGTACATGCGCTTCAGCCCCGAATTGTTGTTGTCGTTTTTGAAAAAACGATTTAACATATCCATAAATCCAAGATAGCCGAGCGCCTCCGAGCTAGTGCCCAGTTCGGTATAGTCATTCGGAGCCGCGGTAGCCGTGCATAACAACCGATACGGAATGTGTTTCATAAATTCCGTTATCTCGGTTTTGCGCGATCCGTCAAATGATTTTAGAATAGACGATTCATCTAACACTACTCCAGAGCACTTGTGGCGGTCGAAGTGGTGCAATGATTCGTAGTTAGTTACAATAATGCCGGGCTTTAGATCGCCCGCTTTGTTAAAGGTTGCGTCAATACCAAACTTTGCCGCTTCGCGTACGGTTTGTTGTCCGACCGCTAACGGAGTTAGGACCAATACCGGTTTATTGGTATGCCGTACAATGTTTTCTGCCCATGTCAACTGAATAAGGGTTTTGCCCATGCCGCAGTCTGCAAATATCGCGGCCCTCCCCAAATGCAAAGCCCAATCCACTAAGTCCCGTTGAAAATCAAACATCATACTTGGCATGTATGTTGCGCCTATGCCATGCGCCGCGCCAATATGTTTTTTGCTCGTTATAAAATCCTGA